CGACATTACATAATCTTCCTATATATTTCAATTTATTATTTGGTTATGCTATTAAAGATGTTTCATCTACCGGTGCGACTTCAACCGGAGATTCTTCTACTATTTCCGCTGGCGTCATTTCTGGTGTGATAGGAGTTTCACCCTCTGGGGTTTCCACTACTGGCACCTCTACTTTGTTTTCTTCTTCCATTGTTTTATTTATTAACTATTATTATTAAATAATAGCATTGATATCCACAATTACAACCACCTGAACCTTTATCTCTGCTACTCTATATTCCATCTCTCGACCAGCATACCCCCATTGTGAGGGAATTGCTCGCATAAATAATAAAGTATAACCAGCTTTAGTCGTGGTGCCTGATAGGGTATAGTTGGAATCTAAATCATCTAATACAGAATCACACAAGGCTCTCATAGCGGTATCGGCAGTTTCTGGGGTTGTTTTACCTGCTCTTTCCACGAATAATCGGATATTAAAAGCGTAAGTTCGGGCGTTTTCGGTAGTGGAATGGTAATCGCTTTCATTGGCTGAAGGGGTAATGGTAGCAAATGGTGTTCCTACAGAATCAGCTTTCTCAAAATCATACACATTTTGAATTAGTGTATTATCAGTAAGGATTGACGATAGTTTTGTAATTATATTATTAAACATTTATTTATTGAATTTATCTACGGCTTTATTAAGCTCCCTCTCAAATATGTCAGCTATTGCTCCTTCTTTTTGGTCTAAAGCGTCCTTCATAAAAGGTCTAGCCTTCATAAACTTAGTCCCCTCGTGAACATAAACAGCATAATTTACCATAGGCATAATGGTTGCTTTTAATGGCTGTATTTCGGTAGTTATACTTGAACGCATACGTCCAGTATCTACGGGGGAATTAATCTTTGACTGTCCCTCAACTAATAAAGCAGACTTCGCGAGTGAATCAGATATAGCTTTAGCAAAATCTTCTTGCATTATATCAAGTCCTTTAAGCACATCTTTAACATTTATTTTTGCGACTATCATATTCTTTCAACTATAATTTTTTGATAATCTATACTGCCTTCTGTTCTCCTAACAACCCCTCCCGCTTTAACTCTATAATAAGCACCGACTTCATCTTTGAATCTATCTCCTTCTTGCACGTCTAATGTTCCATCTACAAAGAATTGAAATGTTCTACCATATACACCATCATAAAGAGCAGAATCAGCAACTGAAGTTGGTTGTAAATTTCCACTAATTCCAGTTACAGTTGAAAATGTCTGTTTGTAACCTGAAACAGCAGTCATTCTTTGTTGTATAAGGGTATTTGTAGATAAGTGAGTAATCATTAAATTATTATGTTTAGGTAATGGTCTAGGATCGCCTTTACTCCAGCAAAATATCCACCCCCTTCAATACTCTTATAAGTAATAGAATAATCCCCTAAAGATTCGGAGCTAGGCGTTCCACCTTTAATTCTTTTCTCGGCAATATCAGCTACTATCATAGTGCAAGCAAGGACAACATCTTCTGGGACTGTTGCACCATAGCCCCAATTAGCAGTAATTTTAACTCTCCTTTCTCCAATTTGTTGCTCATCAGGGTCTAATAATCCATCTAAATAATAAGGGTTAGATAAGAATACTATTCTGTCAGCATAGCCATCATTATATGGTTGGATGACATAATCTTTTCCAATACCCTCGGTAAGAGTTTTAAATACTGAACCGTCATAATTATAAATCGTAACAGTCGGAGAGCCTGTAAATCTATCAGTAAATAAAATCTCCCTTTTAGGATAATCGTAGTATTTGTCAGATGAAGCGGAAGTAAAAGAATAACCAACATAAGCATCAATTATTGATGAAGCCGCAATTATCCAATTCTCTACCTCGCTACTTACTGCTGATAAGTCGGCTTTAAGATATTGTTCCACCTTAGACCGAGTTGTATATTTTAATGACATTGTTTTATTTCTTTTTAACCTGATTAGAACCTATAACTACCTGATAAACACCCCCTAGGAAGCTCAAAATGCCCTTTGGTTTGCGTTTAATTGTCTTATGTGGGTATTTGCTTGTTTTATGTTTCATAAACTGTATTAGGGGCTTTATAGTCAAATTATAAAGCCACCTAACAATTTAGAAGCCAGTTATAACCTTCAAAGCTGAACCCTGAACTACAGCACCACCAACTCTCTCCACAACGCGGATAGCAGTCTGGTCCTTAGTAAAGGCACTTTCACTCTCGTTAGTAATCTTAACAACCATCTGTCCACGATCTCCAATCCAATAACCACGCTTGAAATCGCCAAAATAAATAGTTCCCTTTGGAAGCCATTGATTTTGATAAAGTGCATAGCCGTGCAAAGTGCTTGGCTGGCCAACAGCGACTGGCTCACCCCAGATATATCGGCTATTACCATCTTTCAATAATCGTAGCAACTTAACAGTTTCACGATTACACATAAACACAGCGTTCTGTGAATATTTAGCTGGTAAAGCATACTCTAGGTCGATAATGTCATCAAAGCTACCCAAACCACCACAAGCCTTAACGGTTGTTAGGGTTGAAGCAGCACGAGCGGTTTCAATACCAGTTGGAGCGGTAGTACCATTACCAAGGGTAAAGGCATACTCCTCTTGCTGGGCAATCGCTTCTGCGAATAATGATACAATCAAATTGACAATATCAAATTCGGTTGAATCCTCAATAAGCTCATCGGAAGCATACAAACTTTTTTGTTATCATATCGGTTCTTTATCCGATATTTCATAGCTTTTTTATATTGGCTATGGTCAGACTATATCATCACCTATAACTTTCAAATTACTTTATCTTGAATTCTTTTTTGCAATAAGGGCATTCTATCTGTCCGTAATGCTTATATTTTAGCACAAGTTCTAAGTTTTCAATAGCGTTATCATCTTTGACTCCGTTTCGGTGGTGGACTTCTTCAAAAGGAAGCAATCTTCGTTTTAAATAGTTTTCCATAACTAAGCGGTGCTCAAGGACATAACCCTCAATTGTAGCGTCAGGATGTTCTGGCATTTTTATTTTAATATAACTGCCAGCCTTCGCCCGACCACCTTTCCATAATGGGTGCTTATCGCCCTTTTTAGAATCAGAGATTTTTTTCATTCCCTCACTCGTTTTGGCGGTAAGTCCTTTATTCCAAGGGGTCATACCTTTCTTAAACCTATGTGTTAAATTCGCAAGCGATTTTTTATTCATACATCCATTATATACTATAATCGGTTGCGTATCAAGTGTAATTTTTCAAGGAACAGGGTAGCGCGCTCGTGGGTGCATTACTGTCCGTTCTGGACTCGGCACCTAGTCGTTGAACCTTCTAATGCATTCCTGCAAAAGCTTGGCTGCTGATTGACCAAAAAGGCGAAACTATTGCCTTCTGGCTTTTCCAGCAATTCACGCTATTTTTCTTAGAGTCTTTTGACTCTCCGCCACTTTGTGTGCTAATGGCGGCCATTTTGAAAGCTGTAAGGGTCCTTTGTGCAAAGACAGCCGTAGTGGTAGTCTTAGCAGCATTTTCAGCAGTCCAATAAACCTGAACAGAACTGGTCATAGAAGGAATCACCATAGTGTTTCGCTTCATAGGTACAATTCTTGCCAATTGTCGCATAACAACAGTGTCTTGCAACTCTCTAATGATTTCAGCCTTGAAATCTTCAGGAAGTAAATAACCAGTGGCGTCACCAGTAATACCTTCTGATAAAGCCTTCATAGCGTGTTCATTATTTGTAACTAAAGCGTGAAAAAATCCTACAATTTTCTCCTCCTTAGTTAGTTTGTCAGCATCTTTGGTGTAGTCCTTACCACCCATAATCTTTACCATCTTACTATCAACTGATACCTCCTTAGCCATAAGTTTTTCAACTTTGTCTGAAAGGTCAGCGATTTTTTCCAAACCAAGACCAGCAACGATTGACTTTGCAATCTCGCCTGCCTTTGTTTCAAATTCTTTTTTCTGATTTTCGTCCATATTATTAAATTAATAAATTATTAAACTCTTTTATTCATTTTATATAGAGTATCATTTATTGCACGAGCGATACTCTTTAAGGCTTCTTTTGCAGTTTCATCCTCTTTCGGGGTGCTTAACTGCTCATCCTTTGGCTCATCGACCTTAGTTGGTTCTTCATTTGATGGGGTAGTGAGTGTCGAAAGTTTCTCACTATCATCAACCAAGTTTTGTATAATTTCAGGGGTAGTTTCTATCGTTTCGGGTTTACTCTCAAGCGTTTCTTTCAATTCTTCCACAGTTTTTGCAACCATTTTAACTTCTTCTTCATTATCAGCTTCAAGTAATTCGCCAAGTTTTGTAATTGAACTGTGCATTGAAGCTACAGTATCCATAATCATTCCTCGGCTTTTTTTACTTAAAACTCTGCCTTCCTTCTCTATAGTTTCGTTGACGAAAGATTTTACACTTACCGCTTGCTCATCTGAAATTGATAACATCATTCCTGCGTTTGGATTAGCTGGTACAGCAACAAAAGAAATTTCTAGTAATTCGTTCATAATCTTTCCACCATCCTTACTAGGCCCTTTAGACATAAAGCCAACAGATACTTTTGAAAGACTACCCTCGTTTACCATCTGCTCTACATATTGAGATAGTGGGGTTATTTTATGAAAATTAGGCTCAAACGTCAAAGCTCTTAATCCAGTATCCTTTTTAAGGTTTCTAGCTGTTCCAACAATGTTTTCCACTTTATAGTCGTGGTCAACCAATAGAACAGGATTCTTTTTAAAGTTAGTTAGATCCCAACTGTCAAAAGATACCACATCCCCTTGTCTATCTAAAGTTTCATCAGAAGCGATAAATACAATCTTATCGCCCTCTCGTTTCATTATTGCTTGTGTAAACTGTTTGTTCATATTATTTATTATTATCGCACTTATAAAATATAGTTCAAGGGGTATATTATTATTGTTTCATTACGGTCCAAATAAGTGGAAGAATAACTAACGTAAAGATCGCTGTTCCACCAAGTATATATAATCTCCACCCTTCTAAAGCAGTCACGCGCCCGTTAGTCCGTGTGGTCTGGGTGGCAATACCATCTAACTTTTTATTAGTAGTTTCGTGAAATTCTTTTAGTGAACAGATAATAGCATCGTGTTCAAGTTTGTTGGTATCCTTAAATCCCTCGAATAGTAAAAACAATTCTCGGTTAGTGTAAGTATCTGTATTTATATTTGTTATTTTATCATTCATTATTTTTCTATTATTTCTTCTTCTAGTAAAGGCTCTACCACCTTAGTAAACTTAGCTGTCATATTATTTTCTACCCGAAAACTATCTACGGCAGTTTGATATTCTGGTTTACTCTCTACCGGTGGTGTGGCAAATTGTTCTTTTAAAAATAACTCTACTACTTCATTGACGGCATAATCTACTACACTTTCACTACCCTCTGGGATTTTATATGTTTTTTCTATCATTTTATTATTAATTAAGCGGCTGATAATGTTCTTGACCCTATTCTTGTTTTCTCAACGTGACACCCAACCTGTGTGATATACACGTCATCAGCATATTCTGTTCCTCCAGTAGCGGCAATTCTTCTAACTTTAACTGTAATTTGTGAACCGATATGTAAACCTGTCAGAGTAACCGTTGAAGTAAAGGAAGTTAGGAATGACTGTAAGGCGGCAGAACCTGTTGGAATAGTTTGCTCTTGGGTTATGGCAGCTTGTTCTGTCCACACTCCATTATAATCAGCATAAGCAAAGATGAGTTCAAATTTAGCGTACCTATTAGCTCCAGTATTTTGGGCTGTTTTTAAAGCGGTATGGATATGAGCATAACCAACCGTTCCTTCACTCCAGCCGTGTGGTGGTTCGTTAGCTTCTAATTGTATTTTATCATCAACTGAGAAGGCATACATTTCAGTGTTGGTAGTAAAGGCTTCCCAAGTAGGATAGTTAGCGGCTGGCACCTTTCCTGTTGAAGTTACAAACTGTATATCCTCCCATACACTCTCATCCAACACTAAAGTCTTATCAGTTCCACAGTCTATTTGTAAATCAGAGGCGGCAACTAATGAGGTGTCAATTCTACCTACAGTTCCGTTATAAAGAATAGACATATCTGTTCCAGTTCCAAAATATAAATTCTGTGAATCTACTGGAAGGATTACATTACCACCACTTGTAATTTTGAAGAGTTCTGTAGTATTTGCCGTTCCATCTATTGTGTTATTTGCAAAAGTAATTGTGCCTGAA